ATTTGAATGTAGGTGGTTTGCTTCCTGAATTATCAATATAATAGTCTCCATGTTCCCATAAATCATCAATATCGCCGACTGTAATCAATTCTTCGTATTGAGACACAACATAGAAAACTTTGTTATACCAGTCAGAAACATCTATTTGTGCATCGTATAAAGCATCATAAGCAACAATTTTTCTGTAGTCTTTATCATCGACTTTTTTTGCAGAGTCCACACGATATTTTCCCATCTTTACAACTACATCTTTACCATTATTTACAAGTATTTTTGCAGTAAACTCTACTCCTGCAAGCTGATTGTTTTCAAGTTCCGATACCTCAAATTCACATGAGGATGCAATACAACCGCCTAGCCGTAAATCCTCACTATCACATATACTTTCTTTGATAGTCACTGACTCTTGATGTAATGTCTCGTTTGCTATAGTAAAATTTAAGTCAGGAAAATTAAATTCATAGTCATTAAAATAAGTTCCTCTGCCGTAAAAGCATTCTTTTTCGCTATCTGTAAGATTAAGCATTTTATCACCTCGCTAATACTCGATAAATTCAAATGTTGTTGGTAAATAGGTAGGTGTTCCCTTATATGTACCGCCGTATTTCCATTCAACATCGGGTATATAAAAAAATCCTGTTTCGTAATCGTTAGTCCATTCATTAAAGTACCTAACACGAACTTTCTTTTCGGGCGGTTCTGCACAATCCTTTTGTTTCATGGCTTTGCGTATGATAGTCATAAACTTTTCTTTTTTGTCATAATTCATATAGACCGTTGAAAAAGATATGCCATCACGCATATGCTTTAAAACATTTCTCTTTAAATGACCGTTTGCGTTGACATAACTGTCTAAATCCTGTGCCCTGTCAGCGGTGATACTTAAATTATCTGCCGCTATGAATTGGTCTATTTTTGTGTATTCGTAATTTCCACCGCTATATCCTGTAGCAATGGAAACAAGACCCTTACTTTTTGAAAATGCCATAATTCTACCTCTAACTTTTTAAGGTTAATGATTTTTTTGCATCAAAAAAGGACAGAATATGTAGTTCTGCCCTTTATTATCATATCTATGTATCACATAATTTCATATCATGCACAATAACTCATAGCATATTTCTTGACTATATTCTCAAATATTGCTTTAAGTTGTGGCTTTTCGTATATAATTGCAATTTTTGTAGTTTCCTGTTTAATAGCAGTCTTTGTATTGCCTGCCTTTTCCATACGCTTTTTCTTATTATCCTGTAATCTTTTAAGACTGCAATGTGCTGTTGTTTCCAGTTCGCCGTAAAGCTGATTATAAAGTTTCTGATAGTCAATGTTACTCTTGATTGATATTTCACGAACCCTTGAATTTATTTCAGCTTTCCAATCTCCTATAGGCTGTGTAAATATCTCTTTCATGTTATCAACTGTCTGCTCAACTTTATTTATCTGCTCTGCCTGCCGTTTTTGTTCAAGCTCCATTTTAGCCTGTTCGTCTGCTATTGCATAAAACATCTGCATCTGCGGAGATAACTGAGAACGATTGATTACAACTTCCTTTACTTTATCTTCTACTTTAACAAAATACTGCCTTGCTGTCTTGCCCTTGGCAGAATGACTTTCCATAGATAGATGCTTCGCAAAATCTGTTGTAAGTCGATAATCCTTACATTTATTACCGTTCAACATAATGTCGAACCCCCACCAATCTTTATTTTCTTCATAAAACTCATTACCCTCAATATTGGTTTTAGCCCATCTTGAAAACTGACTTGGTGCAAGCTCCAAAAAATCATACAATGCTCTCGCTGTAGTGTGACCGCTTTCATCAATCTGTAAAGCAATCTCAATCGGAGTTTTCATATCTATTACATTATTTATCTCGTTCATTATGCAGCACCCCCTTGTATATTGCGTTTTTGTTTCATACTTTCCATGTACGGTGTAAGAAAAAGGCTGTCAGTGTCAATTTTTCCATTCTTCAAAACCATTGCATAGAGCATAACATTTATATTTCTCAATGTTTCATATTCGTAATTGTCTGACAACTGTTTGGCAAGGTCGCAAAGATTATCCCTTAACGCTACATTTACCCAGTCTGTAGTGTGTCTGTGATACAATTCTTTGACATTTCCTTTCATTTCTTTAAGAGTTATAAGCGAACTACATCCGTTCACCATGTCAATGATTTCTTTCCTTGTTTTCTCTAAGTCTAACTGATATTCCATGCGGTCTGCTTTTTCTTCTAATTCTGCTTTTGTCATAATATTCTACCTCGCTTTCAAAATTTGCTTGATTTCCCTATAAAGTAATGATAGAATATATTTATCAATTCCTTTATAGGGTTGTTGTTAGAACAGTTGCGTACTTTCTCAGGGTGATGTAACTGTTCTTATTTTTTTATAGACCTTTGGTATTCACTTTCAATACCGTTTCTGACAACATCTGATTTTGTAATATTTAAGTTTTCCGAAGCCTTTTCCAGTTTTTCAACCATATCTTTATCAAGGCGAACTCTAAACATTACATCTTTACTGTTATCAGATTTTGGTCTGCCTGTTCTTGGCGACATCTTATCACCTCTTTTCTTTTTGTCGCTACAATAAATATAATACTGTAGCCACAAAAAGTCAATACCTTTTTAAAATTTTTTCAAGTTTTTTGATTGCACTAAAAAAGACGGATATTAAATCCGCCTTGTGGTTTCGTAAAATTTAATTTATTCTTTTATCAATTTAGCATAATGTAAATCCAATGCAACATCTTCTGAGACTTCATCTGTCACTGAGTTTTTACTATCTCCCATGCCATTAAAAACAGTATATGCTTCGATAACATCACCTTTTAATATTTTGAGGTTATCGTCGTTAGCTTGAAAGTCATAAAGCCAAACAAATTTATCATAATCTTCTTGCTTTTCTTTCTTGTTATACACATATGCTTTATAATACTTGTCACATCCTGTTTTTACGCTGTCGTTTATTACATCACTAATGTAAAGATTGACCTTAAAGCATTGTCCATCATATTTTTTAGGCTCTCTTGCAACCTTTTTGTACGGAAACGATACACTTTTATTCTTCATTTCTTGTAAAGTATAACTTTGTTCTATTTGTTTCATATCATCATCTGAGTTATCATTCCCGATTACTGACAATACATAAAGTGCTATTGCAATGCCAACTATCGTCCATAATATATTATGTTTTTTATTACCATTATTCATTTTTTCAACACCTACTTTTTATTTAACTGTTACTTTACAAGTTGCTGTACAACCACTTTTCATTTTTAAAGTTATTGTAGCTTTCCCTTTTTTAACAGCCGAAACTTTTCCTTTTTTATTGACTGTAGCAACTTTTTTATTGTCAGTAGTCCATTTTTTCAATACATCGGGATAAGTTCTTTTTTTTATTTTTAATTTCAGCTTTTCACCTACTTTTAAAGTTTTGCTCTTGCATGATATTGAAACTGTCGCCTTTAATTTAGGTATTTTCTTTTCTTCAACTTTTGAGCATGTATAACAGAATCTTGTTTGCTTTCCTGCTTTAAAAATAGTTGGCTCGACAGAATATACCCATCCTGTGCTCCATTCGCTCCAATCATGCTTTGTATCATCAACCGGAATATCTTTATACTCTCTCTGATAACAGTTATAACAATATCTACTTTCCTGTCCTTTGTTTAAACAGTCAGCTTCTGTCCACACTTCCCAATTAGACCATAAATGCGAACCATCACCTTGTCTTGTTTTTGTTTCTTCTTTGTAACATTCAGTGCAATATCTTTCCCACTTTCCATCCTCACATAAATAGCCATCAGCTTTCCATTCAGTCCATTTATGTATTCTTGTCGCTGGAACAGTCACTTTCTTAGAATCGCCGCAAATAGAGCAATCATACCAATTATAACCCGCCTCAGAACATGTGGGTTTTTCACTAAAACTAGAATCTAAAACCCATCTGTGATTACATACTGCATAAGATGTAGTATAGGTACTGGAGATAACAAGAGTTGCTATCCCTAAAAATGCTACAATCTTTGTAAAAAAACTTTTTCTCATATCCGTTCACACTCCTTTTCTTTTAAATATTTGCTATATCATACCACATTCAGCACGATATAGCAATATTCTAAGTGAAAAGAGGTCTGCCGTACCGCTTCTTGTAATCAGCATTAGCATTCTGTGTTATCTTAACTATATCGCCCTCAGAAACCCCCTCGACATAGAGAGGTGTGCCACTACTGTTCATACGGTTTATACTTGATACAAGACTTGTTAGGACTGGTGTCATAACATTATAAACTGCGTCTGACACACCTTGTGATACTGACGCAACTATCTGGTCGTTGTTCATAACCGCAGTATGACCCTTTAATGTACTTACAAGCTCAGGACCTTTTTCTCTTGCTACAAATAACTGCCCCATATTCGGCATACCGCCGCTTGCATATTTTGTTATATTATGCCATGAACCGTTTTCAAAGATGCCGCCTTTTGCTTTCTTTTTAGGTTTACTTCCAGTCGAAATTTTATTTAAAAAATCAGAGAGATTGTCAGTGAAATTGTTTTTCATCTTAAAAGTAATCTCTACATTCCTTTTTATTGTATTTTTCTTGCCTATATCGGTTAGCAACGGATTTTTCGCAACTTCCTTTAACTTGTCTGCATTTTTTACATTTAGCTTTATATTTGCATTTTTAGTCTTAAAATGGTCATAGTCCTTTTTAGTTTTATCAAAATCTTTACCTTTTTTGGCATTTGCGGTAACTTTAACTTTTTTACTCTTTATACCGTCAATATCTTTTTTAGTCTTTTCAACTCCTTTGGAATTTATAGATACAGTAGCTTTTTTGCCCGACAATTTATCGGTTTCTTCCCCAACACCTTTTATAGCGTTTTTTTGTTTGTCTACACTTGTTGTATTTCCATCTATTTTTTCGGTGTACTTTTCAACAAAATTTGATGCGTTTTCGTATTCGTCATTCAAACTTTTCTGAGTATCTTTTAATTTGCCGATTGCTTTTTTGTGTTTTTTGTAAGTGTCTTCTTGGTCTTGTATCGCTTGTGCTAGTTTCGGCACCTCCGTACGCAGCTTTTCCATTTCCTTGTACTCAGATTTTGTCATCGAAGCTGAACCGCTTTTCCATTTCAAATTCTTTTCTTCAAGTTCATTCAATCTTTTTGTCTGATTTACAAGGTTTATTCTTTCATTTTTTAATACAGCCTCCGCTTTCTTTGCATCATTTGTCGCTTTTGCTAAATCCTTTTCATTCTCATAAAGTTTATTGCCTATATCAGCAAGGTCTTTTTGTGCCGCTTTCGCTTTGTAATATTCTTTTGTTTTTTCAACAAGTTTTTTAAGCTGTTTCCAACTACCCTTGTATGCTCCTGTCTCTTTATCCACATTCTTTTTTAAACCCGGTATTTCTTTTGAAAGTTCTTTTGACATCTTTTTGAGAGTTGCCTTTTCAGCTTTTGTCTTGTTGACTTTTTTTGAAAGTTTATAATAAGCACTTGCTAAATTTTCAACTTCTTTGCCTTTGGCTTCTGCATTTTCGTCTCTTTCTTCGACTTTTTTTAATGCATCTTTAGTTTTGTTGACAGCTTTTTCACATTCTTTCGCTGATGAATTTAAGTCACCTAATGCCTTATTAGCTTCTGACATATCTAACTTTATTTTTTCATCAGCCTTGCTTTCTGCATAGTTATAGAAAGCTACTAATGCTGCCGTTGCCGCCGCTATTCCAACTACACCTACCGAAACACTTAAACTTGTTAAGCCTGCTTTTGCTATAAGTCCTTTAAGTCCTGTTTTGATAGCTGTACTTATTCCGGCGTCTTTTGCGATTTCAAAACCCATTTTTTCAGCTAAAAAAGCCGCCATTTTCTTAGAAACTTCTCCAGCAATAAACTTTCCTATGCCAGTGTATTTTACTAATGCAAATGCCGCCAATAAACCTGTCTCAATAGGTGCTTTTGAAAACGAACCTTTAAGTGCACTTCCTATTGCACTTACTAACGCTTTTGCCAGCCCAAGTAAACTCCATGTTACCTTGCCAAAATCAATAGCTGAGATAAAATCTCCAATACTTTGACCGACTTTCTCCCACTTCACCTTTTTTAAAGCTGTAGTTAATGCATCTGCAATCCCTTTTATGCCATCACTTAAACTTTTACCAAGTTCTTGCCAACCATTAAGACCAGTCTGCTTATTTTTCTTATTCATTGTCTTAAAAAAGTCATTTATTCCCTGTCCTAACGCATTTCCAAGTCCTTTAAAATCAAAAGTAGTAATTGCTCCAAACGCTGTCTCAATAGCCGCCCTTAACTTGCTTGCCATTGATTTAAAGTATGACTGCAA